ATCCTCATCACATCCAAGGTACTGTAATTGATACGTTAGCAAGCGGTGTTAATATTAAACGTTTAGACTTTGCGTCTGGTCTTGAGATTATACTTATTTGTATTATCGGCCTTGGCATCATAGTAGTTGCTCCGCGAGTCTCTATAAAGTTCTTCGCTCCAACCATCATTGGTGTTCTTGCTGCGACCTACTATGGATCTGCATACAGATTTCAGACGAACCAAGAGCTTTGGGATCCAATTTTTCCAATGTTCACGTTCGCTATCGTATTCGGTCATGTTTTATTAAACAACTTCGCAAGAGAATTTTTACAAAAGCTACAAATCAAGAAGCAGTTTGGTACTTATCTTTCCCCAGCAATGGTTGAAAAGCTACAAAAGAATCCTGAGTTGTTAGCACTAGGTGGCGAGTCACGTGAGCTATCAATTATGTTTACTGATGTTCGTGGGTTTACTACTATATCAGAACACTACGGAGCAGACGTACAAGGCCTAACTAAAATCATGAACCGTTACATGACGGCCATGACAAAGAAGATTATAGACAATAATGGAACATTAGACAAGTATATTGGGGATGCACAAATGGCTTTTTGGAATGCGCCACTTGATGATCCCAATCACGCTAAGAATGCAGTACGCACTGCAATTGAAATGATGGAGAGTTTAGATGCATTCAACGCTGAAATTACTAAAGAAGGAATCCCAGCCTTTGGTATGGGTCTTGGTATTAACACAGGTACCGTTGTTGTGGGAAATATGGGTTCAGACCAACGTTTTGATTATACATGCCTTGGAGACTCTGTTAACCTTGCCTCTCGTTTAGAAGGCCAGTCAAAGCCATATGGCGTGAAGATGATTTTAGGATCTTTAACAGCAGCTCAAGTTAAAGATGAATATCCAGTAGTGGAATTAGATTGTATTGCTGTGAAAGGTAAGACAGAAGGTATTAAAATATTCACACTTGGCAAATCTAACTGGAAGCATCAAGCATTCTTGGACAAATATTATGCTGGAGATTGGACTGCTGCTAAACGTCATTGTGAAAAACTAGCAGAAGATGATACTGAATTAAAACAGTATTATATTAATATGTTAGAACGGTTGAATGAAGGCCTCCCAGCAAATTGGGATGGCACATTTAGAGCAACGTCTAAATAATTACTGGTTATCTGGTCCGTCGATCCAGTCTCTTAATTTAATCATACCGATTAGAATGAGACTGGAAATTGCAAAGAATGTTATCCAAAACATTTATGTCTCCTTTTTTGAATATATAGTATAATGAATAATTGGTTTTATAATGGGGAAGTGTTTGAGAGTCCTGATGAAGAGCATTACGGATTTGTATACAACATTACCAACTTGCAAACTGGCAAGCAATACATTGGTAAGAAACTTTTTTGGTTTAAGAAAACCAAAATCCTCAAAAAGAAAAAAGTACGATACCTAGGTGAGAGTGACTGGAAAAGTTACTACGGCTCATCTATCGCTCTCAATAAAGACGTCGCTGAATTTGGCGAGGACAACTTTAAACGAGAAATACTGCACTTATGTAAATCTAAAGGTGAGTGTTCTTATTTAGAAACAAAAGAACAAATACAAAGAGATGTTCTCTTAAATCCTGATTTGTATTATAATGATTGGGTTATTTGTAGAGTGCATAGGAAACATATTCTAAATGAAAGCAGTACTAGGAAGACTCCACCAAAAACCAGAAAGAAAACCTGATTTTAGTGCGCAGGTCGGCGAAGCGTTGATTTCTGCCTACGTTGGGGTGTATAATGTAGAAGTGTTCCAAGAGCGTGATGGTCAAATGCAAAGACTTCAACTTAGCAATGATCAATGGAATGCCTTTAAACAAAGAATACAACCCAGCGAATGAATGCAGAAGAATTAATTAAATTTCTAAATGTGTTGCGGAACTTCGTCCCTCCATACTGGAAGGATAGAATCGATCACACAATCGTCCAAATGAATGGACAAGTAAGAAAAGGAACAGCAGATTTTTGAAAACTCCTAAAGCATATATACCATTATATCACCTTTAGGAGCTAGTAATGTATAGTATTAATCAGCTGAAAGAAGCAGTAATAAAAAGTGAGTGTTGGAGTGATGTTTGCAGGGAATTAAACATTACGATATGTTCGTTCAACTACAAGCGTATGCAAAAATTGTGTAGTGAGCATACAATATGTTTTGATCACTTCACAGAAGGACGCAAGCGAGCGTTACGTCGTAATAAACGCAACTGGAGTGACCAAGAAGTATATTGTCGCAACTCACTATTACCCAGACATCAACTACGTCGACGAGTTATAACAGATAGCTTTATGACGTACTGTTGTCATTCATGTGGAAACAATGGAGAATGGTTGGGTAAAAAATTAACTCTAGAAGTAGAACATAAGAATGGCATCAATGACGATAACAGAAAAGTAAATCTTACCTGGCTTTGTCCAAATTGCCATTCTCAGACTCCTACTTTTAGAAATAGTAAGAATAGGGCTGTTAGCTTATCGGTAGAAGCGTCCGGCTCATAACCGGTTGAAGAAAGTTCGACTCTTTCACGGCCCACCAAGGACATATTATGAACAATCGGAATCAATATAAAATTAAATACGACGCTACTTTAAAGAATCGGTTGACTAATGAAGTAGTAAAGGGTAATATCGTCAATGAGAGAGACATTGACGGTAAAGTGTATTGGGTTGTTATGTCTCCAGATAGAGGGCAAGCACAATTGAGCTACTCTAAAGACTCGTGGTTATTGACAAAAGGAAAATGATTATGGAACATGCGATGAATAATAAAGAAGGTCGCGATTGGTTAAAATCGCACCTAGCAATGGGACCAGTGTTTATCACATTTACAAAAAAAGATGGTACAGAACGTAAAATGAAATGCACCTTACAAGAAGGTATTGTTGTCCCGCACGAGAAAACAACTGAACGTGTTAAAGAAGAGAATCCAGAAATCCTTGCAGTGTGGGATATGGAAAAGAGTGCGTGGAGATCTTTCCGCCTAGATAGTATTAAGAGTGTCGAATTTGGGATTGAATAAAATATGCCTATAGCAACTGATGAATTGAGTAAAAACGCCAATGGCGGTACAGAAATGATGAAATATGGATTGCAGGATAGAATTGCACCTGAAATCCTAGACAACTTTCATATTACAGCTAGCCGCTTTCGTGGCACTGAACCAGGCAAAATTGAACTCTACTGGCTTCACGATTTGCCAGGAGACCCTGAATCAGCCCATCTAGCAAATGGTGGCTGGAACCAATTTGAGAAATTGATCTTTGTTTCCAATTGGCAATTCCAACAATATCAACAACACTATGGATTACCATGGTATAAGTCTGTTGTTCTTCAAAATGCAATTGAGCCTATTGAAGTTAAAGAAAAATCAAAAGATAAGATTAAGATCATCTATAATACAACTCCTCACCGTGGACTTGAACTTCTCGTCCCAGTGTTCGAAGAGCTATGTAAAACCTATGATAACATCGAATTAGACGTTTTCTCATCATTTAAAGCATATGGATGGGAAGAACGTGATGAACCGTATAAAGAGCTGTTTAAACGCTGTGAAGACCATCCGAAGATTAATTATCATGGATATCAGCCAAATGAAGTTGTACGTGCTGCATTAGCTGAAGCTCATATTCAAGCTTATCCTTCAATTTGGCTAGAAACATCATGTATGGCACTAATGGAAGCTATGAGTGCTGGTTGCTTGTGTATCCATCCAAATTATGGTGCATTATACGAAACAGCTGCTAATTGGACGTGGATGTATCAATGGACGCAAGATAAACGCGATCACGCAAAGATTCTATACAATCATCTTGCTGCAGGTATTGAGAACTTCTGGACAGAAGGTGTACAAACACGTCTAGGTGGTCAAAAATCATATGCAGATGTATTCTATAGCTGGAGATACCGTGAACAGCAATGGCAAGCCTTCTTAACAACAATTTTAGAAGATAAAGGAATTGCATCACAAGCTCGTTGATTTAATTAATCAAATGTGATACACTTGCGGAATGATTATTGTTGACATTAACCAAGTAATGATTGCCAACATTATGGCACAACTTGGAAACCATACAAATACAGCCATTCAAGAGGACCTGTTTAGACACATGGTCCTCAACGCATTGCGCTCGTACCGCAAACAATTCCGCGAATGTGGAGAAATGGTCATTGCTTGTGATGATAAGAAATACTGGCGAAAACAAGTATTTCCATATTATAAAGCAAACCGCAAGAAGGCTCGCGAAGAGTCTGATGTGGATTGGAACCAAATCTTTAATTGTCTAAATAAAGTTAAGGACGAATTAAAAGAGCATTCTCCTTACAGAGTAGTTCAAGTAGATGGAGCAGAAGCTGATGATATCATCGCTACTCTTTGCATTGAATTTGGTACCATCCTAAACTCTTCAGAAAAGATTGTTATTCTTTCTGGGGATAAAGATTTTGTTCAGTTACAAGTATATGGAAATGTCGAACAGTACAACCCTGTTCTTAAAAAGCACATCAAGCACGCAGACCCACATAGGTATTTGCGAGAACACATCCTCAAAGGAGACCGCGGTGACGGTATTCCTAACATCATGTCTGCAGATAATTGCATTGCTGAAGGAGAGCGTCAAAAGTCGCTTCCAGCAAAGCGCATTGATCATCTTACAAGCATTGCAGACCTATCCACGGTATTGCCAGAAGATCAATTGAAGAATTTTAAACGCAACGAACTATTAATTGATTTACATATGATTCCGGAAGACATTCGTACTAACATTATGTCAGTATATCACAACCAAGCTGGCAAAACAAAACATTTGCTATTAGCATACTTAAAGCAACACAAACTTAATTCGTTAACTGAACTGATCGGCGATTTTTAATATGAGACTAGGTATTTTTCAGGTGCTTGAGCAAGCATCAAAATTAAAAGGTGTAGAAGAGAAGATAAACTTCTTAAGAGCTAATAACTCTCCTGCATTGCAAACGATTTTAAAATATGCACTCGACCCAACAATTGTTTGGGACTTGCCTACTGGCGCGCCACCATTCAAGCCTTGTCCATATCCTGCACAAGAGATGAGATTGATGGCTGAAACTCGTCGGTTGTATTTGTTCGTTAAGGGAGGTAATCCAAACCTAACGAAACTAAAACGTGAATCGTTATACATCGAATTGCTTGAGTCAGTACATCCAGAAGATGCTAACCTACTCATTTCTGTTAAAGATAAAAAGATTCCATATAAAGGAATCACAATTAAGTTAATAAAAGAAGCCTTCCCAGGTTTGATTGTGGAGTCAGTAACGAATGAAGAACAATCTTCATAAGCAAAGTAAAAAGTCGCATTTGTCATTTAAAGAATATGGTGAGAACAGCCACCACATTTCTAAAAAGATAAAGACGCATATGCAGCAAAAAGCCAACAATGCAATTGATAAAGCACTGAAGGTAAAGAGTTTGAGAAACTTAGTCGACATGGATGATTATTAATAACTAGGAGATAAAAATGTTAACAGCATTAGCTAAACTGTTTGGGTTGTCAAAACCTAAAGCCGAAGAAGTTAAGGTAGAAGAAGCTCCAGTAGCTGAAACGCCTGCCGCACCTGCAAAAATCAAAGCTGCTCGTAAGCCACGTCAAAAGAAAACGACAGCGAAGTAATATGCCCATCTATTCCTTCAGAGATACTGAGACAGATGAAGTGTTTGATATTATGATGAGTATCAAGGACTTAGATGAGTATAAAACTCAACATCCCACCCACGAACGTTATATTGATGGAGCTCCGAACATTGTTTCGGGTGTATCCATTAAGGATAAAGTAGCTGGGGGGTTTAGAGACGTATTGTCTAAAATTTCTGATGCGCATCCTGATTCGCCGCTCGCTGATAATCACGGAAGGAAGTCCATTAAGCAAGTCCAAACGGAACGAGCTATTCGTAAGTGGAGGAGCTCAAATCCGTCATAATAACAATACGGGAGAAACATGGCCAAGCGCTCTAACAATGCATTGCACGTCGTCGCAAACGACACATACGCAGAGCAACCATCAAGGCAGCATCAGCCTCTAAAGATTAAGTTGGATCATATGAA